ATTAGAGAATTGGAAGCCTTCCATCATTTGTTCGAAGCTCATCATGGAACGGCCTCGACCTACTAAAGTATCAAAGAAATTATCGACTCTTGCGGCAGCAAAATCTAGAGAGAAGCCTATAAACTTGAATCCATCAATAACTCTATCGATAGCAAATAAAATTGCTCTTATGCCAAGAACGACAAGTCTTGAAATTTGACCCCAGCTATCTCCTGTGTCTTTTGCTAATTTATATTGCGCGTCATTTTGAGCAGCAAATAAACCAATTAGCAAAGCGATAGCCAAAGGTATTCTTAAAATAGTATTGTTTAGGATTGCAAATACTTTAGTTAAAAGAAGAACGGCTCGAATAACTGTTCCCAAGACAATAAGAGTCGGACCTAGTATCGCTAGGAATGCAGCAAACTTCAGTATGTTCTTAATCATTTCTGGTTCTAATTTCTTAAAGCCTTCTACTATTCCACTTAATCTTGGTAAGAATTGTTCTCGAATAAATAACACAATCTGAGTCATGATCGGTAGGAATAATTGGCCAAAAGCAGTAGATAGATTAGTCACTTCGGCATTTAAAATTCGTTGCTGGTTAGCTAGGCCTGCTGCCGTTCTTGCAAAGTCCCCTTGCGCTACTTTAGATTTCTCCATAATGAAAGCTGCTGCGGCTAAAATTTTAATTTGAGGAGTTAATGCTTCTTTAGTTGTTGAGATCAGCCCAAGTTTTAATGCTTGGTTTTGCAGTTCTGCTTCATTAAGTAATACGCCATATCTTCGTAGTGGTAAAGCTTCTCCTCTTAATGCAGAACCAATAGCCAAGATTGCGTCTTCTGGACTTGTGTTATAGAACGAAGCAAAGTCCGAAGCCAAAACAGTAAATTGCTTAGAGAACTTAACTAAGTCGTTTCCTGATAATCCTGCGCTTGCGCCAAAGATACCAAAAGTAGATGCTGCGTCTAAGGCTGCTTGCTCTGATTGTCCTATAGACCTTGCTGCTGTTTTACCAAATGCTCTTATATCGTTTGCGGTATCACCAAAGATAACCCCGACTTTGGATTGAGTCTCGGCCATATTAGAAGCCAACTGAGTCATCTTGTAAATGCCCACTCCTGCGGCGATTATTGCCGGAGTAACTGTTTTAGTTAATGTTGAACCTATTTTTTGAAATGAAGTACCGACATAACCTAAAGCGACAGTAGATTTATTAAAGACTCCTTGTGCTTTTTGGAACTCTCTACTAGCTTGTCTTATTCCTCGTTCGTCAAATTGGGTTAAAATCGGGACAATAATAGCCATTAGATAACTGTCTTCTTAGGGTTAGTTAGTAAGTTTTTATTGACTATTTTAGAAGCGTTAAGTATGGATTCCACAATGCTTTTTTCGATCAAGTTGAAGTTTTGTTCTGCTGCTGGCCAAACATACCTAGAGGGACTCTTACGTAATTTGGCTATCATAATCTTTCCTGATCTAGTGAGTCCGTTGGGATTCTTCTTACCTGCTAAGTCAAATATAACTGCTCCTACGTTTCCTTCAACTACCACTTTTAATAGATTAGAGGCTCTATTGCCCTTAGGTCTTCTGTTAGAGAACTTAGTTTTTACGGTAATTTGACTCTGATTGTAATTTGTACGCCCATTACCGACAGCTCCTTTTAATGGCGACTTAGTTGGGAAGGCTTCTTTAATTTTAGTCTCATAAGGTTTGGCAGTATTTTTTAAGTCTTTAATAATCTCATTAAATAACATTTTATCTAGGTTACGAATCTCTTGTAGAGTCTCTTTCAAGCCTCTGACTTCGATTGCCATTTCTACCTCTTATTTTGTTGTGACGCTCGCCATCGCAAATACATACCAATAGTAAATAGCATACGGTCCGACTCTTGCATTAGCAAAGACGGAGCGATACCAGTCTCAGTAGATAAGTAAGCGATTTGCCAATGTGCGCTCTCGTCACCGAGAGGAATTATTTTGGGTCTGTATCTCCAGAAGTCACAGACTCAATATCATCTAGCCAATTGTCAAAGTCTTTTTTAGTAGCAGCAGTTCTTTTCTCACTATGCCAAGCAAGCCACAATAGGTCGGTTAATCTAAACTCAGTTTCTAGTTTAGCAACTGACCTATTGAACTTGTCTTCGAACGCTACTAGGTCTTTGGCAGAGCACGTTACTTCTTTTGTTTCGCCTGAATTAAATTCAACGCGCAGATTGATTTTCATTTTTTCCTTAGTTAAGCTGTCGCTCTAGTTACTGAACCAGATGTTGGCCATGATACAGAAAGAGTAGCAATATCCCCAACGCTTGAATTGAATGGTTGGTAAGAAGTAACCAAGCAAGTAAACGTGTAAGACGGATTAGTTGAATTAACTGTTCCTGATGTTGGTTTCATTACTACGGTAGCAAGAGTTCCCAATAAAGGGTTTAGTGTCTGATCTACTGATGAGGCACCAAAGTCTTGCATAAAGTTCAATGTTACTGTTCCTTGCTTTAGTCCACCGATTCTGGTTCTAAAGGTTGAACCAAATGCGGTTGTTTCGTTATCATCTGCTTCTAGTGTTAGATCAACGGAGTTTAGACTTGATGAGAAGTCAGTTCCGTTCACAGAAACAAAATAATCTGTTGCGGCAAATTTTGCCATGTAGGTTTCTCCTGCCTAGTTTGCGTAGCAAAGAATTGTAAACTCTGCTGTTAGATATATTACCTCACCTATAGATATGTTTCCATAGTTTCTAAGTTCAGTAACTCTTGTATCGAAAGCTTTGCCACCCAAAGTCTTGTCTCCCTCTATAGCCAGTTTGATTGAAGATGAGCCTGTGCTGGAGACAAATGCGTCAAGGGAGTTTTGTGCGCTTCTTTCGTCTGCTCTGCCTACTATGACAATTACGTTAAATGAATATAGTTGCATACCTTTGGCAAAAGTCTGATCGTAGGTTATAGAAGACGGCATAACTAAGGCCACAGGAGGATTAGGATTATCAGGCATAGTTGCGCTTGTTCGAAGTCCCGTAATCGTAGCTAGTCTAGTTGCTAGTCCTGTTCGTAAATCAGAAACTAAAGCCATTATGCAAAATTACGCATTCTCTTATACGGCATTACTAATTGTGCTACATCTGGGTCAAGATCACGCGAAACTCTTATGGCGCCTAAATCTCCAAATCCAGCAACCCCGAGAGGACTATCTAATCTTTTAAATATCCTTGAAGATTGAATTATGCAAGCCTGTTTGATTGCGATTGGTGTAGCAGGCCAGCCCCAATTACCGGTAACTTGCACTAATGCTTCTCCTCCAGAAATAGGCCATAGATAATCACCTATCGCTCTAATGCTGGTAAATACCCAAGATTGACCATCTAAGAATTGATTGAGTGGTTCTAGTTGGTAATCGTCCGAACCCCAAGTTATATCGTAAATTCCATCAGCGTTATTCGCTGTTTTAATAGTTACTGTTCCGTTAGCTAAATCATCAATTTGAGCAACATAATCATCTTCAGCAACATAATATCTAACTGCGCTTCCTATTAAATAAAAGGCTCGATTAGCGTGTCCGTCTATAAGTCGAGAGGCTGATTCAATCGCCATCTCTAATAATGTATCGTCTACAGAATCAGTAATTCGCAAAGCTGACTTTACTTCAGCTAGCGTTGCGTATCCATTAGTTATTGCCATAATTCTCCAAAGGTTCTCAAGCTAAGTCTAGTGCATTTTAATGCCAATAATTTTGCCTTATTCGCCTGATAGACCAGGGGGTCTCCGTGTTTATGTAATTATTTTTTTTGTGCTGCCAATATTCGCTGTTGCTATCAAAAGTGCTCATATTCTGATCTGCGAAGCCATTTTTAATTGCGACTGAGTTTTCATGAGCAACAGGTATAGACGAGCTAATGACCTCGATGTTCTTGACTCTGGCTCTTGCCTCGTAATCGTTATCTTCAAAATAAATAGGGTAAAAGTTCTCGTCAAATAAACCGACTTCATCTACTACTTTCCAACCGATAGTAAAAGCGCACCAAGCAGCAGGAGCGTTGCTCAGAACAATTTTACTTGGGTCGGATTGCTCTACGAAGTTTTTAAGAGAGTCTCCACTCCACTCGACATCGGAATTACAAATTAACCAATAATCCGACATGGGAGAAGATTTAATACCTAAGTTCCAAGAAGCTGGAACTCCTAAATTATAAGGAAACTTAAGATGCCATATTTTGCTAACCCATTGACTTTGAGTCGGAGTCCAGTCGTTACTAGAAGCTCCATTGTCAATAATTATTAAGTCCTTGACAGGATAATTGATAGATTTAATCATTGTGTCAAGATAGTCATATCTATTTATGATTGGCACGACCATTACAGGAATCATGATTGTTTTAATCCGACAATAATCATAATGTCATCATGTCTATTCTTAATAAGTCTGTTATCGACAACTAAAAACTTAGCTTGTCGAGAAGTTAAGAATAGGGTTAAGATATCTAAGTTTGTAGGTCCGTTTATATCTTCAATAAAATATAATCCGTCTTCGGTTAGGTACTCAGATAGTATGTCGTAAGATTTCATCTGATCTTGTACGTAATGGCTTCCATCGTCAATAATGTAATCAAATTTTCGACCCTTGAATAACGCAGACACTTTATCTTTGTTAGTAGCGTCACAAAAATAAATATGCTCGGAGTTATATTTATCTAGTACGGCTAATTCGATGTCGATGCCGTATATTTGGCTGTTCTCAAAATATTCATTCCACATGGCTATCGAATGACCATACTTAACACCTATCTCTAATAAACTAATGTCGCTTCTTTTAGTCATAAATTCTTCGTATAACTCAATATAGGTATGAAGAGTACCTTTATCTCCGAAGCCTTCTGTACCACCTTGATAATTGCTATATATCTCGGCTAGGGTTTTCACATTAACCTTTGTGACCAAGTAGTAGGTGTCTTGTCAGATAAAATTTCAATAGGTAAATGATAATTAAAATCTTTATGACCTCTATGTTTAATATAATTTATTAGTTCTTGTAATCCTTGCTCTAAAGGTGTTTTGGTTTCATAATTCAATAATCTTCTAGCTTTGTCTGAACTACATAAAGCTATCTTGACTTCTTGTGGTCTTCCAAGCATGTGTATTGGCTCTATCTTAAAATCCAACAACCTGGCTATGGTACGTGCCAGCATTCTGATCTCAATATGTTCTTCGTCTGGTCCGATATTTATTATTTGACGAACTGCGTCTGGCGATTCGCAAGCCACCATCAGAGGGTCGATAACATCTTGAATAAAAGAGAAACATCTTTTAGATTTACCATCTGAGTAAATAATCGGTTGCTTTCCAGATAACATTCTGTTAATAAAGATAGAAGCTACATTTCTGTAAGGGTCATCATATTTTTGTCTCGGTCCGATAATGTTATGGGGCACGAGAATAACCCAATCGAGTCCATGAGTATCGCATAAGTTTTTAACTAAAAGTTCTGAGGAATATTTAGCAATGCCGTATGGGTCTTGAGGTTTTGGTTCCATGTCTTCTGTAAATAGTTGTCCGTCTCTATCTCCGTATCTAGCCATAGATGAAAGATAAACAAACTTCTTGACATTAGCTTGAATAGAGGCAGTCAAAGCGTTAGTCGTTGATTGAACAGTATTAGCGACAATCAAGCTAGGGCTGAAGACGGATAGACCCTCATAAGCAGTACAAGCCGTATGTATTACAAGATCAGCACCTTGAAATGGTTCTCTAAGGTCATTGAGGTTTAGTAAATCGACTTCGTATAATTCCACACCACTAGGCACATTGTCTTTATACCCACCTAAGAAATTATCAATACCGACAACTGTGTGACCTTGCGCTAAAAATGAGTCAGCCAGATGAGAACCTAAAAAGCCCCCTACGCCTGTTATAACTACTTTCATAATTCTCTCCCGATTCTATAGACCCTAGCTTCTAAGGCCGTATTTAGCCCTTCTAGGCTGTTTTAAAACTATCTGTGCCTATCTTATTAAAGATGCTGTCTAAGGCAGGTTTCCAGCAATCTCGGTAGACTGTGTCGGCTTCATATTTCTTTGCAAACTCTATCGCTTTCTTGCTAGTTGATCTGCCTCTTTTGTATGACTCTTCTAAGGCATCTACTATCTCTGGAACGAAAGGTATTTGGAAGAATGCTTTTTGATACGCGTCCCATAAAGGTTGTCCTGATACTTTCCAACCATCGCCGCAAAGTTCAGCACTAGCAGTAAAGTCACTTACGATAACAGGAACGCCACAAGCCTGAGCTTCGATAGTCGGCACTCCAAATCCTTCTCCGTAGCTAGTGGCTAATAATACGTCCATAGCAGAATAAATTGAAGCCATTACGCTAGTTTCGACCCCTGTTCTCATTAGATATGGGTCAGCAAAAATAACTTTCTCTTTAGGTATTCCACAACCAATGATTAAATCTGTTAATTTTATTCCTCCCATTGCAGCAGATTCTTCACAATGCATATATAAAACAGCGTCATCATGCTTTTGAGCAAACATTGAGAAAGCTAGTAAGTTTTCTCCAAAGGCTTTTCTATTTGGCATAACACCTTTATTGGCTGCGTTCATACCAACTACAAATTTATCTTCGGCGATATTTATAATCTTTCTTCCAGACATTAGACTTTTATCAGGCAGTTCTACAAATATTGATGGTTTAAAAACAGATTCGACAGCGTGAGGAACATACCAAGATTCGATACCTACATTGTTAAACATTGCTTTACCGAATTGACTCATAGCGATAGGGTACACAAAATCCTTACGACACCAAGCTGAGACATCTGGTGGTGCTGGCATGTGATCAAGTGGAGTCCAAGAAGCCACAGGAAAGTCAGACCATTTATCTCCCTTAAAAACCCAGACATCAAATAAAGTAATAATTAGATTATTTTTATTTTTATTCTTATCGAACCAGCTATGAGCATGTGCAGGAATAATATCGTTTGACCATTGTTCTAATCCTCTAGGGAATATTGGTATTGCGCCATACTCGGTATTCCAGGAAGTATTAGAACCTTCTAGTCCATAATTAGCAGCAATAGCAACATCGTAATTATCTTTTTTTAATCTAGTAACTGACTGAGCAGTTTGTGTTCCGTAACCAGTTCTTGCCCAAGGTGCATTCGAAACCCAAAGAATGCTTCGGTCTTGTTTTTCTTTTAATGATTTTATTTGATTCACGCAGAGACTCCATTAGAACGCAGGTATAGAAATACTAGCAAATAAAAAGCAGAAACCCCACAGGCCTGCGCTCCTATGGGGTTTCTGGTCTAAGGGACTTAATTAACTTGCGCCACCGATAAAGCGTTTGATGTGACTTGTTTGTACCAAGTTGCCATCAACGCGATAGATACAGCGAAGAGTTATTAGATCAGTATTGAAAGCGAAATCAGATGAGGTATCTACTTTCAATCCACCGACAGTTCTTACAAGATAACTTTTTAAGTTACCGAAAGCAACTGATTTAGCTGAGGTTGCGGTATCAACAACTGCTGGGTTCTCGTAGATTGGGTATCCAAGCAAAATATCTCTTGCTTCGGCACTCAAAGACGGGCTGAATATGTAATATCCTGCTGTGTCTTTTAATTTACGAGTCTTACCAATTGAGGCACCATTCATCATGAAGCC